AACCGGTCACGTATCAGGTTGGCTTTTGGGATGCCGAGTGTTCCCCACAGGCGTGGGGATGAACCGTGGTGGACAGACGGCAAATGCCCAGCGCTCGAGTGTTCCCCACAGGCGTGGGGATGAACCGCCTACGCGGCCGCTGTCTTGGCAGCAAGGTGCGTGTTCCCCACAGGCGTGGGGATGAACCGTGGTGGACAGACGGCAAATGCCCAGCGCTCGAGTGTTCCCCACAGGCGTGGGGATGAACCGATCGTTGGCGGTGTGCACACTGGCACGGCCAAGTGTTCCCCACAGGCGTGGGGATGAACCGCCGACGGCGACCATGCCTATGCCGACCGCGCCGTGTTCCCCACAGGCGTGGGGATGAACCGGTGGCATCGAACCACAAGCCACCCTCGACCCGGTGTTCCCCACAGGCGTGGGGATGAACCGCCTACGCGGCCGCTGTCTTGGCAGCAAGGTGCGTGTTCCCCACAGGCGTGGGGATGAACCGCTTTTCACCGACTGGTTCGAGACCGCCGCGATGTGTTCCCCACAGGCGTGGGGATGAACCGTCTTTCGCCATACATACGAACAGAGTACGGCGGTGTTCCCCACAGGCGTGGGGATGAACCGATCGTGGGCGGCAAGCACACCGGCACGGCCAAGCGGGTGCTGACCCGTGCCGAGGTGGGCGAGCTCATCGCGTGGTTGCCCAACATGCGCAGCCTGGGGCGCGACGTGACCACGATGTATCTGTGGACGTGCTGCCGGGGTGGCGAAATTGTCGGGATGCGCCCCGAGCACATCAAGCGCGAGGGCGGTCAATGGTGGTGGACCATCCCGGCCAGCTTGACGAAAAACGCGGGCAACCCTCGGGCGGTGGATCACCGGGTGCCGCTGATTGGCCGGGCGCTGGAGGTGGTGCAGCGCCGCATCGCGGGCGTTGGTGCGTCGGGTTGGCTGTTCGAGACTGAGCGCGGCAGGCAGTACACGCAAAATGATTTCTCGACCTACCTTTACAGCCTGCATCCGGACAGCGCAAAGTCTCGGGCCCGGCAGGGCGAAGGACTGGCCCTACCGGTGCTGGGTTGGACAGCGCACGATCTGCGCCGAACCGGGCGCACGCTGCTGGCCGAGATGGGTTGCCCGCAGGAAGTGGCAGAGGCGATCCTGGGGCACTTGCCCAGCGTGATTGTTGGGACGTACAACCGCAGCTCTTACGATGCGCAGCGGGTGGAGTGGCTGGGGCGGCTCAGTCAGGCGCTGATGCGTCTGCCATCCGACCCGTAGAGCATTGGGCAAGTCCAAAAGCCTTCGCTGTCATCTTGCCCTGTAACAAGCGCAGCCAGCGACATGCCCCGCGTGCTAACCCAGTGACCGCCTTGTTCGCCGCAGTTTTCACAGGTGTGCGCCCCGAAGACGCGCTCGTAAGCGATCTGCCGCAGCCTTTCGGCATTGGCTCGATTCTTGTTTCGATCATGTTGTCTGCTCACGCCACCACCCGACCTTTCCGCCCATGACCACTGCCCGCAGGCGGGGCCAGGTCTGACGCTGGCCGGGTAGCCACGTACTCGCGCAGGTTCGCCAGCGTGTAGCGCGCATTGCGAGCGCCGACCAAGATCGGCTTCAGCAGCGGCTCGGTGCGGGTCAGCGCCTGGAATGTGGACGCGGACACGTCCAGCATCTGCGCGGCCTTGTCTTGGGCCACGCATAGCGGTTCGATTTTGATGTGCTCGCTCACGGTTGCTCCTTCGGTGGTGGTGGCAGGGGCATCCAGTGCGTTGCGCCATCGTTCAAGCGCCAATACTTTAGCTCACCGCCATGGCTTTGCAGTTCGTACCAGCCTTCGGGCCAATAGTAGGTGTCGTCGGCTGGGTTGTAGTCAGACCAATCGCCTTCCTCGTCCTCGTCATAGCCCTGATCCAGCGCATAGCGCGGCACCCATATTGCGCGTACCCATTGGTTGCCGTCCCAAGCCAGAACTGATAGTGCTGCTGCTGGTTTATTTGCTTCGCTCACGATTGATCCTTTGAAAATGTAGGCAGCGCGCACCAGTGGGTCCAATGCGCGTTTGGCGCGGACGTGTAAGTCCCGTATGTCGCAACCCCCGCCGGGCGCGAGATCAATTGCAGCTTGACGCCACGCGGGGTGTCTTTGTCGATTGCAATCCAGTGGTAATCGCGGTCCACCGCTGCTGTTTTGCTGCTGTTGATGGCGGTCATGGTGTTTTGAAAATCGGGATGTACTGACAGCTCACACCACGCACCACGGCTGTATTTGCCGGGGTGCGCTCGCCCCACGTCTGATCGGGATGACCCACCCAGCGGGCGCAATCTCGGCACAGGTCGTCATGGGCTACCGGGTGGCAGCGGCTTATGTCGTGGGGCAGCGTCATGGCCTCACCGCCTTGCTGGCGAGCATTGCGGCGTCGATGGCATTAAGAATAGGGTAAGGCACTTGCCTCCAATTGTCAGGGCGCGGCACTTGACGATCTGTGCCTGCAATTTCAAGCACTGTCCCATGGTCGGTAAAGCACTCTGACACGTATGCGTGATGCAAAATCCAATCAAGCCTATCCGAGTCTTTCAGCACGTCAGCAAGCTTTGCCAGCACGGCGGCTTCGATTGCATTAGCAACCGATAGCCCGTTGCGATTCCAGTCGCCTAAGTTCAACTGCAAGCGGCCGACAATCTCTTTCTTTTCTTGCTGAGTCAATATCATGGCTTTTCCTTTGCAAAAGCCCGCTCCCACTCGCGGGCTGAAAAAATCATTAGCGCCCGCTTGTTTGCATCCATCAAGCCAAAACTGTGATCGCGGGAAAGGCAAGCGCTGGTGATCTGCTCATCACTCAGCGGCTGCTGTGCTGGTGGCTGCGCTCGATTAACCTCAATCTGAGTCTTCAATTGACGAATCTCAATCTTGAATGCAGGCGCCTCGCAATGACTTGCGCACGGTGCTGGGTGCTTTGCCTCACGCTGCAACTCAACGCGCCCCAGTAGCTGAGGCTCTTGCCCGCTGGCAATAGGTGCTGGTGGGTTGTCGTGTAAAGGTAGCCAACCAAGTGGAGTACCTTCACCCTCAGAAAAACAATCACCAGTCCAGCTCCACCCCGCAAACTGCCAGTCCTGGTCCTCTTGCGTGTTGCGAGAATAATTCGCCCCAATAGTTGTCTGTGGAAGCTCTGAGTCCTCAAGACTTCGCTCCGTAAACTTCACCAGCAGCCTAACGATGGTTCCGTCTTTAGGAGCGGCTTCCATCGGTAGCCAAGCAAAAGGCTCCTGCCCGCTGGCAAGCTGCGCCTCAAGCTCGGCAACGCGCTTTTGCAGCGGTTCAATTGCTTGATTAACGTGATTAACTATTACTCTTTGCTCACGCGGGCTCCACTGCATTGTGTGTTCTGGGTGGGGCGGCAGTTCGTATTGCATATCAATTCTCCGATTTAGATCTGATGCAGGGATGAATTCCCCGCTGTCAAGGCAAAGACCGGGGGTCATTTGATCGTCAATCTGTCACGTCGCACAATGCGCGCGCCAGCCACGGGCTCGCCTGCCAAAATCGCGGCTTTGATCTTTGCTTTGCTCAGTCCTGGCGGGCGTGGGTCAAGGCACAGCTCGGGCGGGAATTCCACGCCGTCTTCGATTTCCACCGATTCGTCCCGGCCAATGTGAAGAGTTGCGGCGGCCAAGCCATCGGCACTTACTTTGCTGATGCCAGCATTGCGCATACAGTCGGACATGTAAGCCCGGAATCGATCCAGTCGGGCTTTGCGGGTGGCGACTTGTTTGTGCATCGCCGCAAGCATCTTTTCTGATGCGTCAATCAGCGCGGTCTCTTCCAGCGCTTAGGCCACACAGGCCCCGCCCTTGCTTGCGAACAGCTCGCGGCTGCTGGTGTAGGCGTCGGTGTATTCGCCGGTCTCTGGGTCAACGGTCGAGAGGGCTTCGCGCACCGCTTGCGCGGCATCAAAAAGGGTTATGGCTGTCATGGTGTTGGCCGATCAGAAAGGGATTGAGTCGTCGAGGTCATCGAATGCGCCCGGCGTTGATGCGCCGCCCTGTGCTGGCGCTGCCGACTGAGGCGCGCGGCGGGTTTTAAGAGGGCGGTGATGCAGGCGAGCCACCATCTTTTCCAGCAGCACGGGCGAGGTCTTGCGCTCCAGAATCTCGCTGGCGGTCAACTCGGTTCCGGCCTGGAAGCAACCCGACAACACCATGCGATTCGTCACCGAACCATCTGACTTTTGGTATTCCTCAGTCTCCAGCAGTAGGCCGATGGGCTTGCTGCAAAGGTCTGGGAAGATGGACCCTTCGCGGACGACCTCCTTCTTTTGATCGAAGTCGTAGAAGGTGACATTGCCGAATTGCGGCTTGATGTCGCGCAGCTTCATGCAAGCCATCATGGCCATGAGCATGTCGAACCCCATGATTCGGGTGCCGTCTGACTTGAGCGTGTAGAGGCTCAGACGGGCTTTTTGGCCTGCATCGTCTTCAAACACAAAGGCAATGCCCCGCGTACCGCTTTTCGCGGTGATGTCTTCGGCCTGGGTGAACTTGCCGGTGTATTTACCGATCTCTTTGATCTGGTTGCCGGTGCTGTCGGCTTTGCGTGCGGATTGTGTGTCGAGTGCGTACATGGTGCTTTTCCTTGTGTTTAAGCAGTGGTGGCGGGGTGGTAATACTCGGATATGGCTGCATCAATTGCAGCCAGGTCGTTGTCGATGTGCAGGTCTGCGAACATGCCCAGCGGTGACTTGGTGCAGTCGTTGCCGTTGGTCTGGGTGCTGAATTTGTAGTTGCCGTTGATGACTTCGGTTCGCAGGACGATTGTGAAAAAACCTTCCGGCACGAGCGTTTGATCGACCATCTTGCCAACCGTCTTCATGCGAACAGCGCCGAATTCGTCGGTTTGTGTGTGAGCCAACAGGTACACCCGGCGATGCGGCGCAAGGTCGCCAGCGGCTCGAAAAATGTTCCATGCGCTCTTGGCAATATCGGTGAACTTCTCATAGCCCTTGTCTGCGCTGCGGGACATCAGAGAATTCACCATGACGGCCTGGTAATCGTCAATCACCACAACTTCATGGGGTGACGAGCGCATGAGTTTTTCGATCAGCGCCGGGTCGTCGGTCTGAATGACGTTGCCCACGTCCTTGAGCTCGGCGCGGGTTTTCCACCCGGTAGCCCGAAAAGGCAGTGGTTTTTTTAAGCACTGGATCAGCAGGGTTTTCGCTGGGTTCAAGTTGCGAAGGCTGGTGGACTTGCCTGACCCGCTGTTTCCGAGAATGAGAGTTGCAATGCTCACGATGTGCTTTCGATTGTGTTGATGTGGTTTTTTGCTGGCTTGGTTTGGGTGCCGGTGAACCCATGATTTCAGTTGAATGGATCGGGTGCGCGCTTGAGTGCATCGACGCGCTGCTGTTGCTTCAATTCGCGCCAGAATGCGCGCCATGCTGCCCTGAATGCCTTCCTGATGGGCGCTGGTGGGCGCGGTGTGCGGCCCTCGCTGGGCCAGTACGCGTCTTTTGTTCTCATGGTGCTCTCAGGGTTGGTTAAAAACGGTGATGAAAACAGCCAGCGTCACGGCTGCGCCAACAAGGGCGAGCGATACCAGCGCATAGGCCAGCATCCGCATCGCGCTCATTGCGTCGTCGGCTTCTTGTTTGTCGGCTATGCGGCTCACGAATGCCTCGGGCTGCAACTGCTCGGTGTCGACCGACTCAATCACCAGCTGCGCGCGAGCTTTGCGAATAGCCCGCATGTGCTGGCCAGCGCTTCGGTTGATGGATGCGTTCATGCGGTGCATGGCGCGTTCGGCTTGGCGTTCGATGGGCGTCATGACAGATGCCCCCATGCAATCAAGCCGATCAACACCAGCGCAGCAATGACGCATCCGATTACCACGATGCGGTCTGTTGGGTGCATCGGCTCGTCGGCCTCGGTGATGTGCTTGCTGGCGTGCGGGCCGAATGCTTCGTCCAGCGTTCGCGCGAAACGGTCTTGGTGTTTCATGCTGCCACCCGCTGAATCTGCGGCTGCGGCGCACCGTGCCCACGCGCACCCGGTGTGCCCAGCCACATCACGCCATCGGGGTCGATAACCCGCTGAACCTTGTGCAGCTTGCGCAGGGCTTCTTCGCCCGCCAGGTAGCGGCGGTGATCGTCCGCAAACTGGTACTGCCAGTCGAAGGCCTTGAGTGCTGCGCCGTAGGTGGCCAGCTTGGATGGGGCGGCGCTCATGCTGACACCTTGCAGGCTTTGGTGATGTGGACCCAGCAACCGCAGTCGATGGTTGTCCACAAGCTGTTGCCGTTGACTTTAATGACAACGCCGGTTCGGCCTGTCACTGTGCGGATGGTGTCGCCTACTTTCATGTTGCTGCTCCAGTTGTTGCTGCTGAGAAATTCAGCGGCATGGAAGTAATGTAGCACGGCAAAGTGACACAGCACAAGCGATATTGTAAAAATATTTATTCTGGTTGCGCGCATTTACTGTGATACACTGAGCGCATGGAAAAAATCAACACACCGACGAAGGCAAAGTCTATACGGCTGCCGAACGCATCATGGCTTAAGCTGCGCGAGCTGATGCAGCTGCAGGGTAGGGGATGGCTTGAGAAAGCCGTTGACCGAGAGCACAAGCTGCGCGTCCCTAAATGAGCAGCCTTGCCCAAGCCCACCCGGGCAACCCACGCAGCAACGAAGTGATGCCCGGCCTGAGCAAGCGCGCCAAGGCATTGCTCGCACCACGCCACCACCCGCAGTTCACTCGCGCCGTGCCTGCTGTTGACGCCGCGTTGTGCTGGCCCGGTACGTGGATCAAGCGCAGCACCGACAACGGATTCACGCGCCCGGCTGGCCCGTCAGTCATGGCGAAGGCGCTGCCCTACTACGAGCACAACCTGCAAAAGACAAAAGAGGCCGACGCAAGGAAAGCGGCTGGGCCTAAGCGCGCAACGCGGATCACGTTTTAACGGCGGTGTGGCTGCGCCTGTTCAGCCACAAAAAGAAACCCACCGTCAACGCCGCTGTAATGGCTCGGGTGGGTTCTCAAGAAAGCAAAGTATGACAGACCTTAATATTTTGAGCAACACCGAAAAAGTTGGCTTTTGCTACAACTTCGACGGCTGGACTATCAGGGCGGTAACCCAAGGAAACGAGCCTTGGTTTGTTGCCTCCGATGTGGCGGACGCCTTGACCATTGGCCGAACCGACGATGCCGTTTCTCGCCTGGACGATGATGAAAAGGGTGCGGCTACTATCCGCACCCCAGGCGGCAACCAGAAGTTGACCATCATCAACGAATCCGGCCTCTACAGCCTGATCCTGACCAGCCGCAAGCCCGAAGCCAAGCGGTTCAAAAAGTGGGTGACCTCCGAGGTCTTACCCAGCATTCGCAAGACGGGCGGCTACAGCCAAGCCGCTGCGCCAGTCATCGCCTTGCCACAGGACTACATCCAAGCACTTGAAAGCCTGCTGGCCGCGAAGAAGTCTGAGCAGATTGCCCTTGAGCAAGTCCAGCAGCAGCAGGCACAGCTCGCCATCGCCGCGCCCAAAGTGGCGTTCGTAGATCGCTACGTGGTCGCCACCGGCTTGAAGGGCTTCCGCGAGGTCTGCAAGCTGCTGGGCGCGAACGAGTCGCGGTTTCGTGAGTTTCTGACCGACAACAAGATCATGTATCGCCTGGGCGGATCGATGACCGCGCACGCGCAGCACTTGGATGCAGGTCGGTTCGAGGTGCGGGCTGGTGCCAGCGAGGTCAGCGGCCACGCATTCAACGCCTGCAAATTCACGTCAAAGGGGGTGGAGTGGATCGCTGGCGAGTGGGCGAAGCACCAGATACGCGCGGAGGTGGCCGCGTGAATTACTACCCGTTCCACCTTGGCGACTACGCGGCCCACACGGGCCACCTAGAACCCATTGAAGACCTTGCGTACCGGCGACTTCTGGACGTTTACTACATGCGGGAGGGTGTGCTTCCTGCCGACATTCAGCAGGCTGCAAAGCTGGTTCGCCTGCGGTCTTGTGCTGGCGATGTGGAGTCTGTCTTGCGCGAGTTCTTCACGTTGACAGAAGACGGCTGGAGGCACTCGCGCTGCGATGCAGAAATCGCAAAGATGCAGGACAAGCAGGAAAAAGCCCGAGCCTCCGGCATCGCATCGGCCAACGCTCGCAAAGCCTACGCTGAACGTACATCAAAAGCAAAACCAACGGACGTTGAACAAAAGTCAACGGACGTTGAACGGTTGTTGGGTGAATCGTCAACGGACGTTCAACTACCAACACCAACACCAACACCAACACCAATAGAAGAAGAAGAGAGAGCGCCGCGCAAGCGCAGCACCACCACCGACATTGCCAAGCCTGACGATGTTGACCAGCAAACGTGGATTGATTGGGTCGCACTTCGCAAAGCCAAGCGAGCGCTGGCAAGCCAAACCGCAGTCGATGGCGCGCGGGATGAGGCGCGCAAAGCCGGAATGACGCTTGAAGCCTTTTTCAAAGTCTGGTGCCGCCGAGGTAGCCAGGGCCTTGAAGCCGACTGGCTCAAGCCCAGCGAAAAGCCCGCCGCCATGACGGCAAACCGCCAAACCGAGACCGCCCACATGCGCCAAGAGCGCGAAGTGGCGCAGGGCCTCGCCCCGAATGTCGCCCGCGTGAAGCTGGTGCCCACCTTTGATTTTGTCGAAATGGAGAAAAGCAATGTCGCTCTCATCAACCGCAATTGACCGCATCTTTTCCCGTTTGGCAGCAGCCTACGGTAAGCAGTTTTTCGAGCTGTACGCGCAGGTAGACCCTGGTGATGTGAAAACCGCGTGGTGCCATGAGCTTGACGTTTTCGGCACGCCAGACGGCTTCAAGCGCATCGCCTGGGCGCTGGACAACCTGCCAGACCGCGCGCCGAACCTGTTGCAATTTCGCAACCTGTGCCGATCAGCGCCTGCGCCCGCGGCGATTGCCCTGCCGGTGCCCGTTGCAAACCCGGAGCGGATGCGCGAAGAGCTGGCCAAGCTGGGGCACGTCACCGGCTCGAAGGTGCAGACGACCACGGGCGCGATGGATTGGGCGCCCGCAATCATCGCCCGCCATGCAGCGGGGGCAAAGATCACGCCGACCGTGCTGGGTATGGCCCGCGAAGTTTACGCGCTGCGCGTTCGGAGGACGGCATGAATGTGCATCGACTGCCACAGAGCCAGCATCGGGCCGGGCTGGCCCATGCACTGCCCCACCTGTTTGTGGTGCGGTGCGCGGCTGCTGAAAACCATCGGACGGATGCAGATCACAGCCGAGCAATCGGTGGCCAGGCGGCGCCAGGTGCTGGCCGACTGGGTAGCGCATGGGCACAGCGAGCAGGACTTGCGCGCGTTGGCGAAGGGGTCGACACCGCTCGCACCGACTGGCCAGGACGAGCCAGCGGCATCCGAGCGCCCGAAGCCAGTAAAACGCCGTTGAGCGCAGCCGAGGTGCTGCACGCGCTCAAGATCAAGCTGATCGCCGACGCCGACGACGATCTCGACAAATGGCCCGCTGTGCGCGTTTACCGCCCGGCTGGTGCATGGGTATCGGCAATACCCGGCGCGCCGCGTGCGCGTTGGTTTGATGCGGTGGTGACGGCATGAGCGAACTCGTTTTGCCCTGGCCATACAAAGCCCTGTCTCCCAATTCCCGGCTGCATTGGCGCGTGACAGCGCCGTTCAAAAAAATGTACCGAGACGCCTGCTACGTATTGACCAAGCAATCTGGCATCAAGGTTGATTGGGATGGCGACGTTCACGTCTGGATTGACTTCTACCCGCCCGATCGGCGCCACCGGGACGACGACAACATGATTACCGCGTTCAAGTCTGGGCGCGATGGCGTGGCCGACGCCCTGGATATCAACGACAAGCGGTTTCGCATTCACTCATACGTCAAAAGCGAGATCGGCGGCATGGTGAAGGTGCGATTCACGCGCGGGCCGGAGGTGGCATGAGCGAAACCCTCGAAATCACGCTGCACAACAGGCCGCAGGCATGGGCGGACATCAACGCGCAGCTTTTCCCGTTCCTCAAGGTCGTCTTGCAAGGCGGCGGGCGTTGGGTGCTGACCGTAGCGAAGCGCAAGCGCACCAAGCCGCAAAACAGGCGCTATTGGGGGCGCGGCATCATGGCGCATGTGGACTACCATGTTTGCATTAGACGTGACGCAAGGGACACGGTAAAATCATTTGACAGGATTGACAAGGAAAAATCATGACCGACGACACCATCGAACAAGAAATCCGAGCCAAGGGCAAGACAGCGCCGCGCGTGACCCCTGCTGACATCGAGGCGAATATTGCCAGCGAGCACTACTTTACAGCTTGGGATGGAGCACAGCTGGCTTACTGGCGCGTTTATGAAACAGGCAGTACAGAACTAGAAAATCAGCCTGATAACAGTGGGCCACTTTCTTTGTTAATCTTCTGCGTCCTAGTCTTGCGTAACGGCTTCACCGTCACAGGTGAGAGTGCCTGCGCCAGCCCAGAGAACTTCGACGCCGAGATTGGCCGCAAGATCGCCCGCGCCAACGCCGTGGCGAAAGTATGGCCGCTTATGGGATACGCACTGAAAACACAGCTTTATCACGGCGAGGTCTGACAATGAATGACACAGTGCGGAAAGGTGGGAAACCTAAAGGGTCACCAAAATCGGGCGGCGGAAGTCGTAAAGGCATCCTGAACAAGACAAGCGCCAACCTTAAGAACATGATCCTAGGCGCGCTGGACGAGTCCGGCGGGGTTGGCTACCTTGTAGAGCGTGCGAACGATCCTAGGACCGCTAGCGCGTTCATGGCGCTGGTTGGTAGAGTTTTGCCAATGACGGTGCAAGGAACCGGCGTAGATGGTGAGCATGTCATTACAGTCATTGAGCGCAGGATCGTGAAGGCAAAGTGAGTCAGCTTGTAATCGACACGCCTGAGGTGTTTGAGCCGCTGCTGGTGCCGTCTCGGTACAAGGGCATCTATGGCGGTCGTGGATCTGGAAAGTCGCACTTCTTTGCTGAATCGTTGATTGAACTGTGCATCCAGAAAAAGACGGATGCGGTTTGCTTGCGTGAAGTGCAGCGCTCGCTCAAGTTCAGCGTTAAGAAGCTGCTGGAAAACAAAATCCAGTCGATGAATGCGGGTGCTTACTTTGAAGTGCAAAACGAGCAGATCAAGTCTAGGCACGGCGGCGTCATAATTTTTCAAGGTATGCAAGATCACACAAGCGACAGCATTAAGTCGCTTGAGGGATTCCAGATTGCATGGTTTGAGGAAGCCCAGTCCGCAAGCCAGCGCAGCTTGGATCTGTTGCGTCCTACGATTAGATCGCCGGGCAGTGAACTATGGTTCAGCTGGAATCCCCGATACGCTACAGATCCGGTAGATATGCTGCTAAGGGGTGCAAACCCACCGCCCGATGGCATCGTGATTGAGGCGAATCACAGTGACAATCCTTGGATGCCTGATGAGCTGGTTAAAGAGCTTGAATACGACAAAAGGCGTGATCCTGACAAGTACGCCCATATCTGGCTCGGCAAGTATCAAAGCAACAGCAGCGCTCGGGTGTTCCACAACTGGAGCATCGAAGAGTTTGAGACAGACCCTACAGCCTTGATTCGCCAGGGTGCTGACTGGGGCTTTAGCGTTGATCCTACGGTGCTCGTCCAGTGCTATATTTCGGGCCGAAGGCTGTATGTGTGCCATGAGGCGTACCGGGTGGGTTGCGACATTGTGGATACGCCAGAGCTGTTCATGAGCGTGCCAGACTCTGAGAAGTGGCCGATGGTTGCAGACTCAGCCAGGCCAGAGACTATCAGCCATCTTCGCAAGAACGGCTTTCCAAAGATCACGAGTGCGGTGAAAGGCCCGAAGTCGGTCGAGGAAGGTATAGAGTTTTTGAAAAGCTTCGATATTGTGGTGCATCCAAGGTGCATCCACTTGATCGACGAGTTGGCGCTGTACTCGTTCAAAGTTGACCCGCTAGACGAAAGCCGGGTTCTTCCGATTCTTGCCGACAAAGACAACCACGTCATTGACGCATTGCGGTATGCTTGCGAGAGTGCGCGGCGTGCTGTAAGGCCGAACCACGCTTTACATTTTCAGCCCATCCCGAGCGCAAACCGCTGGTAAAAAAATGGCAACAAAAAAGCAAGATCAAGAACTAGTCGGCATCCACGCAGAGGCGTTGGCTCAGTTCGATGATATTCAGACAGCATTGAAGGATGAGCGTCTGCAATGCTTGCAAGACCGACGTTTCTACAGCATCTCAGGCGCTCAATGGGAAGGCCCGCTAGGCGAGATCTACGAGAACAAGCCCAAGTTCGAGGTCAACAAAGTTGCACTGGCGGTAATGCGGATCATCAGCGAGTACCGCAACAACCGGGTAACCGTTGACTACACGCCGAAGGACGGGACAAAAGCAGATGAGCTTGCTGACACATGCGACGGACTGTACCGCGCAGATGAGCAGGACAGCGTGGCTGACGAAGCGTATGACAATGCGTTTGAAGAAGCTGTAGGTGGTGGTTTTGGCGCTTGGCGCTTGCGCACAAAGTACGAAGACGAGGAATCAGAAGACGACGACCGGCAGCGGGTGATTATTGAGCCGATCTTTGATGCCGATAGCTCGGTGTTCTTTGACCTTGACGCAAAGAGGATGGACAAGTCGGACGCCAAGTATTGCTACGTCATATTTTCTATGACGCGAGAAAGATACATTGAAGAGTTTGGCGACAATCCGACTGATTGGCCTAAGACCATTCATCAGCATGAGTTCGACTGGTCGACGCCTGATATGGTGTTCGTTGCCGAATACTACAAAGTCGAGATGGTGAGTGAGACCATCCGGGTTTTTCAGGGCATCGACGGTGTGGAGGAAAAGTACCGCACAAAAGATTTTAAAGACGACCCGACGCTAGAGGAAACCCTGCTAGCCGTTGGCAAGACTGAGGTTAGAACCAAGCGCGTTAAGACTAAGCGGGTGCACAAATACATCTTGTCGGGCGGCGGGGTGCTGGAGGACGCGGGCTACATTGCGGGGAAGTGCATCCCAATCGTACCGGTGTACGGTAAGCGTTGGTTCGTGGACAACATAGAGCGTTGCATGGGCCATGTCCGGCTTGCCAAAGACGCCCAGCGGCTGAAGAATATGCAGCTATCAAAGCTGGGTGAGATCTCCGCATTGTCCAGCGTGGAGAAGCCAATCCTGACACCTGAGCAGGTTGCAGGCCATCAAGTGATGTGGAGCGAAGACAACCTTAAGGACTATCCTTACCTTCTCGTTAACCCGATCACAGGACCAGACGGCAGCCAGAGCATTACTGGGCCGATTGGGTACACCAAGCCGCCTACGATACCGCCTGCGATGGCTGCGCTGCTACAGATAACGGAGACTGACATGCAAGACATTCTGGGCAATCAGTCCCAGGGTGACAAGATCGTGTCCAACATTTCAGGCAAAGCTGTGGAGATGATCCAGCAGCGGCTTGATATGCAAACGTTTATCTACATGAGCAACTTCTCGAAAGCCATGAAGCGCAGCGGCGAGATCTGGCTAAGCATGGCCCGTGATGTTTACGTTGAGGAAGGTAGGCGCATGAAGGTAATCGCTGCAAACGATGTGACCGACAGCGTGGAGCTTATGAAGCCCATGATCGACCCTGACACGGGTGAGATCAAGATGCAGAACAACATGGCCGATGCTGCTTTTGATGTCGCTGTTGATGTTGGTCCATCGTCCAGCAGCAAGCGCAGCGCCACTGTAAGCGCGCTTATGGGCATGATGCAAGTCACGCAAGACCCAGAGACGCTGAACGTGCTTGGTTCGATGGCAATGATGAACATGGAAGGCGAGGGCATATCTGATGTGCGAGACTTCTTCCGAAATCGGCTTATCAAAATCGGCGTCATCAAGCCGACAGAAAAAGAGTCTCAAGAACTCATGGCAGAAATGCAAGGTCAGCCAGAAGATCCGAACTCTGTTTTCCTGAAGGCGGCAGCAGAAGAGGCGATTGCTAAGGCAGCGAAGGCCAGGGCCGATACGGTGGCAACCGTTGCAGACTCTGAGCTGACACGGGCCAAGACAATCGAGACTATGGCGGGCATTGAGCTGGACAGCCAGGCCCAGGCCATAGAGCTAGCCAAAGAAATAGGCATCGGTGTGGAGATGCAAAACCAGCAGCCCGACTTGCTGCAGTTTAGTTGATAATCACAGAATACGGAACACCGCCCCGCCGTTTAAAGTGGGCGAGTTAATAGGGTTGAAGATGGAACTAAAGGCAGAACAAGACTACGACGAGCCAGAAGAAGTTATCGAGAGCTTAGACACTACCGAGACAGGTGATGTTGTGGCTGACGAAGACGACGCGGATGATGTTGTTGTGTCTATCGGAGAGGAATCGCCACCTCCAGAGGATCACGCTCCAGCGCCAGCATGGGTTAAGGAGTTGCGTAAGACAAGCCGGGAAAAAGATAAGCGTATCCGTGAACTTGAAGCGCGCGAGGCAAGCCGTACACCTGAGAAAAAACCGGTTGTACTAAGCGCCAAGCCCACGCTTGAAGGCCACGACTACGACTCTGAAAAGTACGAAGATGCGTTGTCAAATTGGTTTGAGCAAAAGCGCCAGGTAGAGACTGAGACTGAGAAGTTAAAGTCAGCCGAGCAGACTCAGACTAAAGAATGGCAGGGCAAGCTAGACGGCTACACGAAGGCCAAAGCAGAGTTAAAGGTGCGTGACTTTGAAGAAGCCGAGTCGGTGGCGACCGAGCTTTTCAGTATGACGCAGCAGGGTGTGATTCTGCAAGGTGCAGACAACCCGGCTTTGGTGATTTACGCGATTGGAAAAAGCCCAAAGAAAGCAGCAGAGCTTGCAGCCATTACAGACCCTGTGAAATTTGCTTTTGCGGTTGCAAAACTTGAAAAGGAATTGAAAGTGACCAGCCGCAAAGCACCCGAGCCAGAACGCACGATCTCATCTAACGGTCGCACGTCTGGCGCGGTTGACTCAACACTTGAACGGCTTAGAGCAGACGCAGAGAAGTCTGGTAACTACTCAAAAGTTTATCAGTACCGACAAGCCAAGCGATCAGCCAAATAACTTAACCTATTGGACCCATTATGGCTAACGCATTTTCCAAAGAAGAACGAGTAGCATTTGAAGACCTTTTGGAAGGCTTTAACGATGCGCTGGTGTTGTCCCGCAACGTCTCGATCTATCAGACCGATCAGACGATGATGGAGCGCACCAACAACATCATCTTTCGACCACAGCCCTACATTGCCCAGTCGTTTGACAGCACCCCAGGCGTGAGCATCTCAGGCTCTTACAACGACTTTACACAGCTTTCTGTGCCTGCCACTATCGGCTTTAGCAAGACGGTTGCTTTTGAGCTTAACGCCCTGGAACTGCGTGACGCGTTGCAAGAAGGCCGATTGGGCGTTGCTGCAAAGCAGAAGCTGGCAAGCGATATTAACGTGGCAATCATGAACTCTGCTGCTTCGCTTGGATCGCTTGTTGTGCCCATCGCTGCCGCTGCTGGCGACTATGACAACATCGCGCTTGCTGACACGATCATGAACGAGCAAGGCGTGAACATGGAAGAGCGCTACTTGGCTCTTTCCAGCCGCGACTACAACGGCTTGGCTGGCAACTTGTCGCAAGCATCGCGCTCGTTTGGTAATCCAAAGTCGGACAAAGCTTACGAGTCTAGTTTTGTTGGCCCGGTTGCAGGTTTTGACACCTACAAAATGGACTACGCTAACCGGATTACTGCCGCGGCTGGTGGTGCAACTTTGATTGATACCCGCACTGCTGCTAACAACTTCTATGTTCCGCTTGCTACGTCTACGGCAGTTGGTGGCAAGATCAACGTTGATAACCGCTTCCAAACTGTTGCAGTGGACAACACTGGCGGCATTGTTGCCGGTGACGCATTCACCATCTCAGGCGTTGAAGCGGTGCATCACATCACCAAGCAATCTACTGGCCAGCTTAAGACGTTTCGTGTTGTGAGCGTGACCAACGGAACTACGATGGTTATCACGCCGCCAGTGATCTCTACCCAAGGCGGCACCGATGCTGAGGCACAATATCAAAACGTTATCGTTACCCAGGCTTCTGCCGCTGCGATTGTCTTCTTGAACGTCAACGCCACAAGCGTCAACGTTTTCTGGCAGCGCGATTGCTTGGAAATCCTTCCCGGTCGCTACTCTGTGCCTACCGATGCAGGCGTGGCCATCATGCGAGCCAGCACAGACCAAGGCATTGAGCTGGTGATGCAGAAGTTCTACGACATTGACACGATGAAAACTAAGTACCGTTTGGATACATTGTTTGGTGTGGTGAACAAGAATCCACAAATGTCTGGCATTCTGTTGTTCAACCAGTAATCACAGAAGGGCTTCGGCCCTTTTATCATTGTTAACTTTAAAAGGCTAATATGAAAAACGGTAAAAACGGTATGGGTATGACTAAAACCAAGTCCGGCATGATGATGTCGCCTATGCCAGCCAAAAAAGCCATGAGCAGCACCAAGCCTGCCATGAAAAACGCCAAGCCAGCCATGAAAATGAAGTCAAAATGAAGCCAGGCCTTTACGCCAACATCAATGCAAAGCAAGACCGCATCAAAGCCCAAAAAGCAGCCGGTGGCAAAGTCGAGCGTATGCGCTCTGTTGGCAGTAAAGGTGCCCCAACAGCAGCCGCATTTAAGCAGTCTGCCAAAACTGCCAAGCCTGCTAAGAAAAAATGACTGATCTTCCCGCGCTGGTTTACAAGTCGCCAGGTACTCACATGCAACCATCGGGCGGCAGCTATAAATACTCCCAGGCACTGACGCAAGAAGACCTTGATAGGCTCTTGGCGGATGGATGGTACTTGACTAGCTTGGCTGCAATTAAAGCCGCTGGAGCAGGATCTGTTAGGCCTGTGATCCGTGCGAAATGGCGTGATACCAAGACGAAGAAGAAGCGACCATCTGTGCCGCTTGATGGCATCAACCATCGTCTTTTGGTAGTGGCGGACAAGCAAGACGATGCACCGCCTACGCGGGTTGAGCTGCTGCAAAAAGCAAGCGAGCTGGGCTTGGTTTTCTCTGAAAAAGCCACAGATCACAGAATCGCAAAACTTATCACCAGAAAACTTAGCGGGGAATGACATGGGATACAGCAAGCGTGAATTTGTCTCTGCTGCTTATGAAGAAATCGGGCTTGCGAACTACACATTTGATCTACAGCCAGAACAGCTCCAATCAGCCTTGCGCCGCCTTGATGCGATGATGGCCGACTGGAATGGTAAAGGAATCCGCTTAGGATACCCGCTGCCGGGCAGTCCGTCAGACAGTGAGCTAAGCGAGCCGACACTGATACCAGACAGCGGCAATGAAGCGGTAATCACTAACCTTGCGATCCGTCTTGCTCCGAGCATGGGCAGGCAGGTGATGATGGGCACAATGGCGATTGCCAAGGCCAGCTACAACACGCTGCTACAGCGCGCCGCAATGCCGCCAGAGCAGCAGCTACCATCCACAATGCCAGGTGGCGCAGGCCGCAAGCTTTCAAGACAGTACAACAACCCATTTTTGCCCAAGCCTGTAGATCCGATTCTGGCAGGACCAGATGGGCCGATAGAATTTTACTGATAGCTAAAAAATGCCATACATCAATCAGCTACCTGTTCTGAGTAATGTCTCGCCAGGCGATCAGATCCCGGTTTACAGCCCCAACAATGGCGACGCTAGACGGTTGCCTATCAGTCAGCTCCTAGCGTTTTTCCAGCAGACATTCGCATCGCCCAGCCTTGCGACTAACATCTTCACTCCGGGCACTGGCTTTAATATTGCCGTGCCTACGCCGGTTGACCAGCAGTGGATGCTCATCCAGCCAGTCAGCACGCTGGCACTTGGCACAATTACTTTACCGTTAAACACCGGCACGCCAGACGGTTCCGAGGTGCTTGTCACAACAACCCAGCAGATCACTGGTTTTACCCTTGCGCTTAACGGTGCAACCCAAGCCTACGGCGTGCCTACCACCTTGGCAGCAGGAGACAGATTCCGCGTGCGCTACGTTTCCGCAACAAACAGCTGGTATCGCATCGCGTAACCAAATGCAGATTCCGATTCTCAGCGGCATCTATGCCGACAGCTCGCCGCAGCTGCGCACGGCTTACCCGGTAAACCTTGTTCCAGTGCCTAAGAAGTCGGGCATCAGTAACGGCTTTCTGCGACCGGGCGATGGATTGGTGCAAAACGGTACAGGCCCAGGCATCGACCGTGGCGGCATCAACTGGCGCGATGAGCTTTACCGGGTTATGGGCACAAAGCTTGTTTTGGTAGGCCGTGACGGCACAGTTACCACATTGGGCGATGTTGGAGGCCCGGTTGATGAAATGGTGACAATGGACTACGGCTTCGGTCGCTTGGCCATAGCATCCGGTGGGCGTCTTTATTACTGGGACGAAGTATCTTTAGTGCAAGTCACAGACCCTGATCTAGGGATTGTTCTAGACGTGGTATGGGTTGACGGCTACTTCATGACTACAGACGGCGGTTCTTTGGTTGTGACTGAGCTTTCAGACCCAACACAGATCAACCCTCTAAAGTATGGAAGCTCAGAGGTAGACCCTGATCCTGTTGTTGCCCTGCTGAAACTTCGCAATGAAGTGTATGCATTGAACCGGAACACAATCGAGGTGTTCGAAAACGTGGGAGGGGAGTTATTCCCGTTTGCCAGGATTCCCGGCGCTCAGATCACAAGGGGCGTGGTTGGCACCCAGGCTTGCTGCACATACCTTGATGCGATTGCATTCCTTGGTAGTTCACGCAACCAGCCCCCAGGTATTTTCTTGGGCGTCAACGCACGGTCTGACAAGATAAGCACGCAGGAGATTGACAACCTGCTGCTTGAATACACCGAAGCCGAGCTGTCTGTTGTAAAGCTTGAGTCTCGCAACGACAGAAGCCACCAATTTCTATACGTTCATCTTCCTGATCGCGCGGTTGTCTACGACGCCGCAGCATCCCAAGATCTGGGTGAACCAGTCTGGTTTACGCTTACCAGTAGCCTTACAGAATATTCTCAATACCGTGGAAAAAATATGGTGTGGGCCTATGACAAATGGCTAATTGGTGACACGCAAAGCACATCGCTAGGATTCTTTGTTCAAGACATAAGCACCCACTGGGAGCAGATTGTTTACTGGGAGTTTGGGACCATGATTGTCTACAACGAAGGCAACGGGGTGATATTTAACGAGCTAGAGCTGGTTAGCTTGACTGGCAGTGTGACGCTTGGTTCAAACCCAACCATTACAACCAGCTACAGCACAGATGGCATGTCGTTTAGCCAAGAGCGCGCGGTGAAGGTGGGCACGACGGGCAGCACAAAAAAGCGGTTGGTATGGTTTCAGCAAGGCCACATGCGCAACTTCCGCATCCAGCGTTTTAAGGGCAACAGCCAAGCGCACTTGTCTTTTATGCGCCTAGAGGCTCAGCTAGATCCTCTGGCTTACTAAACATGGCCGCATCATTTAGCATCAGCCGGGACCAGCTGGCGACGTTTTTGAAAAACCAAGAGCTGGTGCGTCAATTTGAGCGTCTTTTGGAGTCGGCAAACTTAACCGCGGTTGCCAACGGGGGCACAGGACAAACGACCTACGAAGATGGCAACCTTCTGATTGGCCTAGCCCCAGGTTTGGTAAAATCAACACTTACGGCTGGCGTCGGCATTGGGGTTGACAATGGGCCCGGATTTATCGGTATCCGCATCACAGATACAGACGTAACGCCAGGATCATTCACTTACGCATCAATCACGGTAGATGCACAAGGGCGACTGACTGCCGCGTCCAGCGGGGTGGACCCTGTGACTTCAGTCACCGGAACCGCGCCCATCACCAGCACGGGCGGTTTGACGCCCGCAATCAGTATTGATGATACCGCAGTCGTGCCCGGTGATTACGTTTTCGCATCATTCACCGTGGACGCGAAAGGTCGACTCACTGCCGCATCAAGCGGCTCGCCCTTGGCTGGAGGTATAAGCGCAACCATCAACACCGCAAAGCTTACGACCGGCGGTGTAAACGGATCTATGACGTTTACAGGCGGCATCCTCACATCACAAACACAAGCAACATAAGGTAATCACATGAGCCCGATGTTTATGCACAGTATGGGTGGCATTCCAGAAGCGATGCCGTTTATCACGACGACCGAGAACAAGGAAAATACTCGGGTTGCCGTGGAAGAGTGGCAGCATGGCCCTGCTATCCCGTCAAACGATCCTACAGCCAACAAGCCATATTGGATGGCCCTTGCGCGTGCCTTTCAGGTAGACGAGCGAGAAGCACGCCGCCATCGCTGTTCAAACTGCGTCCACTATGACAACAGCAGCATGAAGCAGGCTTTGATGGAGCGCATCCCGCTAAACGCTGGGGATGTTGGGGCAGGTTATCGGGGCTACTGCAAAAAGTTCGACTTTATTTGCCACGACTTGCGATCCTGCCAGGCGCAGCAAGAACGAGACTTTGACGAATTCCACCACGCATCATAAGCAAATGTGCCAAAATGCAGACGCTGAGCTTAACGAGCCGCCAGCAGCTCACCAGAAATGGGCCAATGATGCTGCTAGTCACTGAAGGCATAACGCAAGACCATCTAAACGAGGTCTATGCAGACCCATACATTGCTCGCGTGGGCCACGATCATCGTGCGTTTGCTCCAGTCATACACCCTTGCGCGGTTTACTTGTCTGCGTGGTGTGACGGAATATTTTGCGGTGCATTCTTGGCCATCAAGAATTCGGACTTGGATCTAGACCTTCACGCCCTGCTAAAAAAGTCTGCTGTGATGGTTTCTCGCGAGCTAGGCAGGTATTTCTTGGCGTGGGCTTTCGCCATGCCGCTCCTTCGCGTGACTGCGCACATCATCCAAGGCCTTGACTCTGCAAAAAACTACTGTATCAAGCTTGGGTTTAAGCATGAGGGAACTAAGCGCCAAGCGTGTATGCAGTCTGGCGTGATTAAGGACGTTTACTGTCTGGGCATGACCAGGCAAGAATGGGATAACAAATGAGCTTCATTGGCGATCTTATTGGAGACGTTTTCGGCGGTATTACTGGCGCCAAGCAAGCCGGTAAGGCTGCTGAGCAAGCGGGGCAAACACAGGCAGCAGCGTCGCAGGCTGGCATTGAAGAGCAGCGTCGGCAGTTTGATGCTCTTGTTAATCTTATGTCACCGTTTGTCACTGCCGGAACTGGTGCGCTGGCTGGACAGCAAAATCTGATCGGACTCGGTGGTGCGGATGCACAAAACCAAGCCATCAGCGGGATTGCAGATTCTCCGCTGTTTATGCAGCTACAGCAGCAAGGCGAAAACGCGCTGCTGCAAAACTCATCTGCTACGGGTGGGCTGCGCGGTGGCAACGTACAAGCAGCACTGGCGCAGTTTAGGCCGCAGATGCTGCAACAAGCCATCGATCAGCAGTTTAGCCGCTTGGGTGGCATTGCAAGCCAGGGGCTAGCAGCAGCAGCAGGCCAAGCGCAATCGGGTTTAAATGTTGGCGACAACGTAAGCAACCTACTGGCAAACCAAGGGCGCGCAGTCGCTGGGGGACAGATTGCAAAAGGTGGTGTGGTCGGTAGCACGTTTGGAACTCTTTTGTCTCTTGGCGCAGCTGCTGGCTCATTAGGTGCTTCTGGAGGGGCTGGTGCTGCTGGTGGATCAGGTATTTCTCTGACTGGTGGCTCAACATTCCCAGGCTTGGGCTTGAAAGCCTTTTAAGATCAAAATATGGCAATCAACCCATTACAAGGCCCAATCGACTATTCGGGCATGATCCCGCAGGTTGACCTGACGCAAAGAATCGCGCAGGGTTTCGAGCTTGGCGCTGGCATCCGGCAAGCGCAGGAACAGCGTTCCGCGATAGAGGCTGCAGCAGCTGCCAAGCGGCAGTATGCGGCAGACCTGCAAGCCACTTTTGATAACCCAACGCAAGCTGCTTTTGCACGTTTGGCCGCGACGTATCCGCAGAACGCAGCAGCTTTTAAACAGGCTTCTGAAGGTTTCAGTGCCGATCGCTTGAAGAACGAGTTTAACGGTGGGCTGGAGATCTCAAACGCTCTAGAAAACGGAAAGCCGGAAGTTGCGAAGCAGGCATTGGCTGGCATCATCGCTGCAAAAAAGAACAGCGGCGAACCTTTGGGCATTTATCAGCAGGCGATGGATGCGTTGGACGGTGGAGACGTGCAGAAGGCGCAGGCAGGAATCAACTTGGCCCTGTCTATCGCAGATCCCGACAAATTTATAAAGCTCGCACAGGCCAGGACTGCGCCAGCTACAGCAGCTAACGCATCACGCAAAGGCACGGCAGAAGCTGACGCTGCCATTGCTGAGGCAACCATTGCACAAGCAAACGCAAGCAACGCAGCAGAAAGTGCAGCAGCAGGATTGGCCCTTGCTAAGGCAAACGCGGATAAAGCTCAAGTTGACGCAAGGTTTGCAGAGCCACTAGCAAAGGCTCAGATACAGAACATCAAAAGCCAGGTTTCTGACAGACTAAACCTGTTCGGCTTGAAGAAACAAGAGCTTGCCCTTAGATCTGCTGAAGTAACAGCCGTGGTTGCCGAAAAAATGGCTTCCATTGGAAATATGGGGCTGGACATTCCGAAGGATGTTAGAGCATCTATAAATGAAGCATCTACCTTGGCTGCAACAAGCAGCCAATCTGCGTCTCAATTCTTTGCTCTTGCAGCCAAAGTGGAACAAGCAGGCGGTGGACGCGGTATTTTTACCACTGCTGGCGAGTTTATAAAACGAGCTACAGGCGGCCAAGGCGACTTCACAATGATTCGCAACGAATACACTCGAGTTCGAAACAGTATTGCGATCAAGAGTCTGCCTCCAGGTGTTGCAACAGACAAAGACATTCAGCTTGCTCTTAAAGGTCTTCCACCTGAAACAGCCGACGCAAAGTTTCTGGCATCGTTTCTTAAAGGCATGGCGAAGATGCAAAAAATCGATTCTGCTGTGTCAGAGTCAAAAACCGATTGGCTGCAAAACAACAACGGCCTTTTAACCAAAGCAAGGTCAGATTTTGCCGCTGGCTCTCTTGATGTAAAAAAGGGAGAGTCTTTTACAGAATTTGCAGAGCGTGTAATTGTTAAGATGGGCAAGAGCTACGAAGAAGTGGCAAAGCCAGATCCATCCTTACAAATACCAGCTGGGCGAGCTGGTGGAGCTGCACCGGCAGCAAGGCCAGCAGCCGCACAGCCAGCAAACCGCAATGTAGTGGTGGACTACTAAGATGCCATATTCAATCACCACCAGAGACGGCATCACAATCAACAACATCCCCGATAATGTTGCGCCAGACTCTGAAGAACTAAAGTCTCGCGTTGCCACGATTAGAGCCACGTCAGCCACAGCAGAGCCAGCAGCACCGCCTGTGCCAGTGCCAGTTGACGCGACATTGGGTGAGAACATTGTTGGAGTCGGTGAAACTGCCTTGACGCTCGCGACAGGTGCCACTGGTGGCGCGCTGGGCATGATTGGCGGTACGCTAAAAGGCCTTGCTGAGCAGATTCTGAGCGGACAGTTTGGCACGCAAGAAGCCGTGCAGATGATCCAAAAATCCGCACAAGACGCAGCCAGCGCGTTGACGTTTGCCCCGCGTACCGAACGCGGACAAGAGATGGCGCAAGCCACGGGCGAGTTTTTAGGTAACGCGCTTCCTGTCCTGCCAATTCTAGGGCCGCAGGGTGCTTTGTTGCAAAGTGCCGCCCAGTCTGTGCCAGTCGTCAGAAACGCGGCCCAGCAGGGCGCTGCGTTGGTTGGTCAAGGCGCGCGGGCTACTGGCCAGGCTGCTGCTACTGCTGGCCGCGCTGTTGCTAGGCCTGTTCAAGGCGCAATCAACACTGGACGCGCGGCTTTAGGCATTCCACCCGCTGTCATTCCTGCAGCTGCTGATGATGCCGCCGCGATAGGCCGGGCTTCCATCGGTGCTGCTGGGTTGAATATTGAGAGACAGCGCCTTGCTGAGCTGAACATGGCAAACGATGGTGTTAATGGCGTACCAATACGCATGACAGAAGGAGAGTTCAAAAGAGATCCGACTCTCTTAGCTTTCGAGAAGGAAACCGCAAAAACCCCAGGCGTTCAAGAATTGTTTGTGCAGCGCCAGCAGCAAAACAACCGGGCAACCCTTGGGAAAATCAACCAGATTTTAGATGACACAGGCGCAGTAACTGGCGATTACTCCAACACAGGCATTGCTGTTGTTGATACGCTAATGAAGGGATGGGCTGGCGAGAAGGCGAAAACCAAGGTTCTTTACGACAAGTTCCGAGACTCAACAGAGGCGGGCACGATTGTTGATCCAACTCCAGTGCTTGAGTTTTTGAACACGCAGGCTCGTGGCGTGGCCGGTATTACTGGTGTTCCAGACACAGCACGACAGAACGCAGTCAGACTGGGCATCGCACGCGAGCAAGGCGGAGGCGATCTCGTTCCCATTGCTGGCGTTACGCTTGGTCAGCTAGAAGACTTTCGCCAGTCTGTTTCTAGAATTAGCGCAGCAAACCCCAATGACAAACGACTGTCTTCTATCATCAAAAGAAGCATTGATGACATTGGAGACCCGATTGGCGGTGGGCTTACAAAAGCCATGCGCGCCCAGCGTAGAAACCAAGCCGCAAAGTATGAAGACCGGGCGATTGTGTCTAGGCTTCTACTGGAAAAAAAGGGCATGGCAGACCCCAAAACACCAATTGAAGATGTTTTCCGCGCAAGCATTCTAAGCTCTAGAACAAGCGATATTACTAGACTAAAGCGAGTCCTTAATACAATACCTGATGAAGAAGGTAAGCAAGCTTTTAAAGAACTGCAAGGCGCCACGGTACGGCACTTTTTGGAAAAGGCAGAAAGTGGTATTGGTACAGATAACTTGCCTGTAATATCTGGCGCAAAACTAAACCGCGCCATAAAAGCATTCGATCAAAACGGAAAACTGGATGTTGTTATGGGCGTTGGCGCAGCCGAGCAAATACGCAACCTAAACCAGGTCTTGCAGTACATTCAATCAACGCCACCGCTCACTTCCATCAACAACTCAGGAACCGCCAGGACCATTGCGGCGCTTATCAGCGAGTCAGCGGTTCAAGGTATGGTTACTGGAATACCGCTTCCAATAGTCCAGAGCTTAAGGATGATAAGGCAGAACGTCGCTGACCAGAAGATCAAAGACAAAATAACAAAAGCCTTGAATTACACGCCCGACTCTGGCGATGGCGCACCATAAAGGAATAAACCATGTCCGCAATATCAGTACAAACACCCTTCCCGATCTTTAACGACATTGACGGCCAGCCGCTAGAGGCCGGGTATATCTTCGTCGGCGTTGCGAACCTGGACCCGCAAGTAAACCCTGTAGCGGTTTTCTTTGATAAGGCGCTTACCCAACCAGCGGGGCAGCCCATTCGCACTATGGGCGGCTATGCGGTAAATTCTGGTACGCCGACGAATCTTTACACGGGCAGTGACTACAGCATCCGGGTCACCAACAATAACGGCTCGGTTATTTACTCTGCGCCTGTTTCTCAAACATCGCAAGACAAGACCCGAGAGAATTTGAGCACCTTAGATTTTGGTGCGGTCGGTGATTCTTCTACAGACAATACAACCGTTTTTCTAAATTTTGAATCCACAACCAGAGGCCAACCTGTAGATCTGCTCGGCCTTGTGTATTTACTATCAAAAGTTCCTGTAGGTAACGACTATTATAATGGCGCATTCAAGGTCGGATCTGAAATTTATTGGCAGAACCGGAATCCAAGGTCTCATCCATTTGAAGGCCCGGCAACCAGCCTGCGACACATAAAGCCCAGGACAGGAGAATACTTGGGACTAAGCTTCGGTCATTTCCCTAGAAGTGATAAGGGAATGGTGTTGGTATGGCGTCAAGCGACTACCCATGCGGTTCAAAATGGAACTAGACTGAAAGTCGCATTCACAGACGATGGCGGGCGCACGCTACAAGCATTCCCAGACCCAAATCAAGATCAAAGTTTCCGCACGATTTCTTATGCTCAAGACGCAGATACCCGCAATTTTTCGTCGGGCATAATCAATGGGCGCTTTGTAATCGTCACTACGCGCAGGGAAGAACCTCAGAGCCTTTCTAACTATCAAGACCCTCTAAGTATCTTTAGTGATGATGAAGGGATTACTTGGACAACTGCCGCAATAACTGGTCTTACTAACAAAGCGATCAACTTTCATGGCCGAGTTTACCCCTGGGAGGGGGGTGGCGTGAATGGTGCTATCGTATACTATTATGCAGCGGGCGGTATCGGTGCTTTAACAAGCACCAATAGAGGTTCGAGTTGGACGAACATCGGCATAGTTGTTACGGCAGGTCCATTTACATCCATTTCGGAGATGTCGGTTACGCAGATCGGATCTGAAGAAAAGTACGTAATGGTGATGCGGACATCATCTACGGGTAATTTCGGAGTAAGCACGTCAACTAATCTAACGACATGGACGACCACTGTAAATAGTGGCGTGCTTCTCAAAGGAAACCCGCCTGAGTTACTGTACGCGGACGGTAAACTGTTCATGGTGACAGTCTCCCGCCGTAATCAAGCGATTTTAGTGGGCTACGAGAATGCATTGCTAATTGCAGAAGGTAACGTCGATTTAGTGTATTCTTCTGGGGGGGTTAGCGGGTGGTCAGGCTGGAAGGTGGTATCACAGTTGGGGTTTTGGCCAGCTGGCTATCTAACCACGGCTCAGGTCCGAGGTCGCTGGTATGCATTAATGACAGGCAGTGAGGAGACCGCCGGTGCTTCTACTGGCCGAACTGCTTACATGGCTATGCTTTCCACGGATTTAGTGGACGTGGCTGATACTCGATCTCTTTTGGAGGCAGTTCCTCAGTTTAATCTTGTCTCCAACGGGTTAATGGAGTATTGGCCAAGGGGCACCTCTTTCTCCTTTACTGTGCCTACTATTAGGACATTGATCCTTCCAGGCTTCACATTTTCGAGGTCGAGTAACCTTGAGGGTTCCACGCTGTCTCAGATCTCCGGTGACGCACATAGATTTGCAATGCGTGTTCGTAGAAACGATGGCAATTCGCTGACTCAATCCATGAACCTGACACACACTCTGACTCAGGCAGATAGTTCAAAGTTCAAAATCAATAATGAGTACCTAGGATTACAGTTCAGGTGCCGCAAGGGGACGGGGTTCTCCGCTGCCGCTGGATTTTTAACTGTTCAAGTTCGTGACACCAGCACAATCAATGAACAGCAGGCAACGACGTCAAGCGGGACATTTCCAATCGGAGACAGGACCGTCCAATCTGCGTCTACTGGGATAACACCTACTGAAAATTGGGAAAGTTATCAGATGAATGTCGGCCCAGTACCCAGCGATTCCACTCAGCTTCTTATTCGGTGGACATGGACGCCGATAGGTATTGCGGATGACGACTACTTTGATTTAGAGGGGGTGACTTTGTTCGTCGGAAAACAGCGCAGTCCAGTTATTAATAGAACTTATGTTGAAGCCGTAAACAGCACATTACCATTCTTCTGGAGCGCAACTGTCCAAAGTCAAAATGGATCTCGCTGGATTTCTTTCCCAGCGGTGATGCACCGTGTACCGAGTATCACCGTTTCCGCAGGTTCCGTATCCAGCGTTTCAACGAATGGGTTTGAGCTTACCCATACGTCAGCCGTCGCTGTTACTGTTATTGCCGAAGCGTGGTTGTAATAACGACCCGGAAAAAGATTTTATGGATAGAACATCTATTGAACACGCCTTGATCGCAGTCGTTGTGCAGACTGCAATCGGCCTGTGGCTTGGTGATTGGATCTCAGGCGCGGCATTGGCCTGTACTTGGTTTGTCGCCCGCGAGCACACTCAAGCCGAGTACCGCTGGATCGCTAAGTTTGGCGGCGGCAAACGTGCTAACCTAACAGCAATGGGCTGGGCTGATAAACGCATCTGGAATATCGGGTCTGTACTTGATTTTGCTGTCCCGGTCGCGGCCTGTCTAGCTGTGTACTTTCTTAGTCCTCTGTATTTGACAATTTAAAGTAAGGAAACCATGTCTACAAGTTCACAATATGCATTTACACCGCTTGGCCTAACAGTTGCTGTTAGCTCATCATCAACACCGCCAGCAGGATCTCAAGCGCCAGTGATAGCTAAGTTTGACCCACAAGCCACAGGTCAATATCGATTTGTAAACCAGGGCGCGGCTGTCGTGTTTTTGGGGCACGGGGTAAGTGCTACCGATGCACAGGCAAGCGCTGTTATTCCTATTGCAGGAACGCCATCAAGGGCTATCCCGCTGTTGCCTGGGCGCAGTGAAATACTTAGGTTTGGCATTGATACATTTTTCAGCGCCATATCTACCACTGCAATTACTTTGTTTGTAACACCAGGCAAAGGCATTTGATTTTCTCGTTATCAAAAAATAATTGTACTGATGAAAAACGAAGCCACAACAAACGCATTAGAGGCTACAGTTGCTAGCCTTGCAAACAAGGCCACCTATACAGGCGCAGGAGTTACCATTAGTGGCGGTATTTTGATTTCTGAGATTGCGGTTATTGTCGGTATGGTTATCGGAGTACTGGGTCTGTTGGTCAATTGGTACTATCGCGCCAAAGATGATCGACGAGCTGTAATTGAACACAAGCGACGCATGGGAGAGCGCGAATGAAGAACCCACGCATGTTTATTGCCGCGTTGTCGCTGAGTGCGGCAGCGTTTGGTGGGCTTGTGCTAAAGGAGGGCTACACCGACCGGGCTGTAATACCTATTCCAGGCGACCGGCCTACCGTGGGCTTCGGCAGCACGTTTGACGACAAGGGCTTGCCCGTGAAGATGGGCGACACCATTACCGCGCCCCAGGCCGTGCGGCGTTCGCTGGCCCACATCGCCAAAGACGAGAGCGCGCTGAAGCAGTGCGTGACTGCGCCATTGAACCAAGCAGAATATGACGGCTTGGTCGAATTTTCATACCAATTCGGCACCGCCACCGCCTGCCGATCCAGCATGGTGCGACACATCAACGCCGGGCGCTACGCCGACGCCTGTGCGGCCTACCTGCGCTACCGCTTCGCAGCCGGGCGCGACTGTTCCGACCCAGCCAACAGGTGCCGAGGCGTGTGGCTGCGCACCCAAGAGCGGCACCAAAAATGCATGGCGGCGCAATGATATGGACACCCCTGATCCGACCCCTGGTTGCGATCACAGTTATTGCCATCTCACTTGCTGGGTGTGCATGGTACGCGCACAGCAGCGGTCGGCAATCCGGGATGCAAGCTACCCAAGCGCGGTGGGACGCAGAGAAAGTGCGGACGCTGGAAGCGCAGGTCGAACAGATCTTGATTGCGCAGCAGCGCGAAGGCGAGCTGAGGGCTCAGATGGACAACTTGAAAAGGACGCACCGTGACCAAACGACTCGCATTGCTGCTGCCCATGCTGATCTTGTTGACAGCCTGCGCCAGCGCCCCGACCGTCCGAGTGCTGGAGGTCTGCCCGAGGGTGCCACCGCTGGAGCTGGGCCTGTCACCGGATGCACTGGAGCTCAGCTTTACCGACCGGATGGAGAATTTCTTGCGCGGGAAGCTGCCAGGGCCGACCAGCTACGCGCTGCCCTCGGGGTCTGTGCGGCTGCCTACAACGCCCTGACGCGGTGATCTGGCATACTGCGCACCAGTGGCGCATGAGTGCCATCACAAAAGCCGAAGGCGAGAAAAGTCGAAGATCGCAGGCAGCACACTTCGGTGTGTCCAGGGCGCAGCCAGAAATGGAGCAAGCGCCCGCACAGCAGCGAACGCACTGCCGGTTTTTGTGATGGTCGCCGTCCGCAATAGAGCAATCGTCCGCAATAGGCGGTCATCCAAGCAGGGTAGAGCCTGACAACACAACTGGGTGCAAGTGCCCGGTGCCATCACATCAGCGGTAAGGTTAAGAGAAACGGGTTGCCCCTTAGAAAGCCGACGGGTGGGTTGCAGTTGCGCGTATCGAATCGCGCCCGTTGATGTGATAGCGGAATGCACGGGCTGACGTGCGAGTGCCTGCAAAACCGTGGAGCCACGGCTTGACCGCCGCCACATGCCGGAGATCAGCACCGGCCCGCTACCCGATGGCATGACCAGCACCCGCAGCAGGGTTCACCCTCGTGGTGCTGGCTTGCCGACCTTTTGATGACAAGCCCGTAAATAGCCGCAAGGCCCCAAGGAACGGTTCCGAAGTCGGTGCAATCCGATGCTGCCATCAACCCAAAGTGTTCCCCACAGGCGTGGGGATGAACCGCATTCGGCAATCTTACCGCAAACGGTAAGCGCGTGTTCCCCACAGGCGTGGGGATGAACCGAATGCAGTGGCTGCATCCAGCACGGCCATGAAGTGTTCCCCACAGGCGTGGGGATGAACCGGTCACGTATCAGGTTGGCTTTTGGGATGCCGAGTGTTCCCCACAGGCGTGGGGATGAACCGTGGTGGACAGACGGCAAATGCCCAGCGCTCGAGTGTTCCCCACAGGCGTGGGGATGAACCGCCTACGCGGCCGCTGTCTTGGCAGCAAGGTGCGTGTTCCCCACAGGCGTGGGGATGAACCGTGGTGGACAGACGGCAAATGCCCAGCGCTCGAGTGTTCCCCACAGGCGTGGGGATGAACCGATCGTTGGCGGTGTGCACACTGGCACGGCCAAGTGTT